GCTCCGCATGGATCATGACCTCCGCACGCTGTTGCGCCACAGCACCGGCAGCTTCGGCCGCTCGCGCTCAAGCGCCGGGGCCATGTAGGGCCGGGCGGCGATCTTGACCTTCCGGCTCTGAAGCCTCCCACGCCGACGCGAGACGACGACGGTTGCGCCGCCGTGCTCGAGTGCTCGCGGCGCAACGCTCTTCTTGAAGCCCACCGGGCCGACCACCACGCTGTCGGACCTGCGGTCGTAGCCGAAGAGGATCAGCCGCCGCAGCGAGCCCTCGTGCGAGTGCGGCGGCTTGCCGGGCGGGGCCGAGCCCTTGCGCTTGCGGATGCTGGTCCGGGCGGCGGTGCGGATGAACGCGCCGCCCTTGCTCAGCACCCGGCGCTTCGCGGCGTCCACCGACCGCTTCACCGCGGGCCGGTCGAAGAACACGTCCTTGATCCGCATGGTGATCACGCGGGCGATCCTCCGCTTGGCACCACGCGGCCTTCCTTCAGCCCCTTGTTGAACGACGCCTCCTTCTCCTTGCGGAGTCGCCCGGCACCAATGAACAGCCCGGCCAGGCCAGTCAGTGCCGGCAGGGCCGGGCCCGCGATGGGCACGCCCGCGAGCGTGGGGCCGAAGTCGTCGAGGGCCGAGAGGGTGATCTGCCCCAGGAGGCCGCGGATCTCGCCGCCGCGTTCGATCGACGCCTTCCACTGGGCCCCGACCCGCTGGGTGTCCTCGAACCACGCCCGGTACTCGGCCTCGGCCTCGTTAAGCGTGGTGGTGCGCGGCAGGCCGCGGGTCTGCTGGATGCCACTCGGCGTCTTGACCTTGACGACGTCGCCGAGGTCGAAGCCGGCGCACGCGCCGAGCCCGAGCGAGAGCATCACCACGCCGAAGCCGAAGGCCAGATGCTTGGGATCAATCTTCACGTGTGCCTCCTCGCTGCTTCTGGTTCCTGATGAACACGTCTTTGAGCACCGACACGGGGGCCGGGATGACCTGAGCCCGCTTGTCCCTGGCCCGGGCAAACGGGTCGAAGTCGCCGGGCCGGAACGGGCGGGTCTTCTTGGGGTTGCGCTGGGTGTTGGCCACCAGCGCCATGATCGAACTCGTTCGGCTCCACTCGTCGCGCTGCCGGGCCTCGGCCATCGCGACGAGATCGCGCAGTGTCAGGGGGGCTGGATCGATGCCGAGGATGCCGGCGCACTGCCAGACGAGCCGCCAGCCGCTGCCTCGACGGTCGGAGGCACCGCTTCCAGCACCGCCCGCTCCAGCGCCCCGCCGTCGATCAGCTCGTCGATCCGGCGTTCCACCACGTCCCGGGCCTTGTCCATCACCTCGCGTGTGGCCTTGAGCACCCGCCCGAGGTTGGCCCGGTCCCTCGGGCTCGGGCAGAAATCCACCAGTTCCTCCAGCAGCGCCGCCGTCGCGTGCTCGATCGCGTCCCCGGCCATCGACGCGCCGAACGCCTCGTCGCTGACCTGGCGCTCGTCCGCCTGCGGCTTGCACGCGGCGTAGATCACGTCGCACAAGAGGACGGGATCGCGCACGAGCTTTTCGATGAGCCCGTTTGACCCTTCGAGCACCTCCATGAGGTCGACGCCCGCGAGCCCACGCACGCGTTTGATCGCCGCGACGCTGATCTCGACGGTCCACTCGCGGCCCTGGTTGTCCTTGAACGTGCGCATCGATGCCTCCGATCCGCTATCCGCCGATCCAGCTCGGGGCCGTGTCCGAATAGGTCACCTTGGCCGTCACCGAGACGGTGATGGCTTCCTCGAGCGCCTCGTTGCGGCTGAAGTTCGTGATCGAGAAGTCCGCCTGCAGCCCCTGGCCGTCGGCCTCGTCGAGGATCTGCAGCCCGATCAGGTCGTTGTTGAAGAACGCGTTCTTGATGGCGGTGAACCCCGCGTCGGCGGTATCCCAGACCATCTCCCATTCGACGCTCGCCTCTTTGAGCGTGGCGACCGTCGCACGCCAGCCCGCGTTGGCGCGGGTGGTCACATCCGCTTCGCCCGCTTCCAGGCTGAGCGTCACGTCCCGGACGTTGTCCATCGCCGTCCACGAGCTGGCCCCGCCTTGGCCGCCGACTAGGTAGAGCAGCTTGGCCTCCATGCCGAGCTTGATTGCCATCGGTTACCTCCTCACCCGGTAGGTGACGCTCAGAACACTGGTGAATACGCGGTGCTGCTCGAGGCTCTCGCTGGAGACGACCGGCTCGTGCGCAAGGCCCGCCCACGCCGCCTCGGGGAACCCCGCCAGCCGTGTGTGACGCAACCGGTCGCCAATGGCCTCGGTGAGTTCGAGCAGCGCGTCGATCGCGGCCTGATCGTCTTCCGCCGGCAGCTTCTTCTGCACGCCCACATCGAGCACATGCTCGTAGGTGCTGCTCTCGCGGCTCGCGGCGGTGACGGTGGTCGTCCTCGGCACGACTGATACTCGCAGCTCGCCGAGCTCTTCGAGCGTGAACGCGGGCTGGTAGGTGCAGACGGCCGACACCGGCTGGGCGTAGGTGCCCGTGTTGATGTGCTCGGCCACCGCGTCGGCGAGTGCGCTGATCGTGCTCATGGCCCCTGCGTCCCTCCCATGAAGCGGCCTTCGAGGTAGGACACCCGGCGCTCGATCGCCTGGTACTCGGCCCGCAGCGACCGGGCCTCAACGATGAGCTCATCGAGCCGCCGCTCGACGTGGTCGAGCTTGGTGGTGACCACGCCCCACTGGACGGTGACGGCGAGCGCCGCCATGCCGATGGTCAGTGCGATCGCGGCCCACCGGTGCCCGCCGTTCGGCGGGGGCGTAGGCCTGGGGGGATGTCCGTTGGTGGCAACACTGGTCACGAAAGGTCCTCGGTGGCGATGTGCTTTGTATGGATGCGGAGCGCCTTGCGGTACGGGTCGCTGTACCGCCACGGCGGCTGACCTCCGGGCGCGTTGACCTCGTAGACGAACACGGATGAACCGACGGTCTCGCGGACGCGGTCGCCGGCCTTGGGCAAGGTGGGGCCTTCGCCCAGATCCAGATCAGCCGTGCGGACAAGGAAGTCGCGTGACTCGATCCGGTGGATGAGCCCGGCCTCGTCGTCCTGCTCGAACTCCGTGCGGCCGATGGTGGCGCTCACCTCAACCTGCGCAGCGCCCCGCTGGTACACCACCGGGCGCGCCATGTGCGTGTGCCGCTGGGTATCCAGAAACGATGCGCCTTGTTCGAGCAGGTCCGCCACGGTTCAGCCTCCGATCGATGCAGCGATTACTGCGACAGCCGAATGCGAACGCTCGCGTCGGCGTCCGCCGCGGCCCGCACGACCTTGCCGATGAGCTTGTTGCCCGTCGCCGTCTTGGTCGCGACGTCGTTGGTGTTGTCCCAGTACGCGAGCTGACCGGCCGTGAAGCCCGTGCCCGCGGTGGTCGCCTTGGGGAAGTCGAAGACCCCCTCGACCGCCAGGGCCCCGAGCTGGCCCGCCTTGAGATCCACCCGGGTGACCCCGACCAGATCGCCCTGCACGACGACCGTGCCCGCGGGGGTGTCTGCCCCCGGCGTGTAATCGATCGCCGCGCCCTGCTGTACGAATGTGGTTGCCATCGCTGTGCCTCCGATGCCGTTGCCTGTGTCACCGGGGTCGACAGGGTCGAACCCGCCGCCGCCGAACTGGGTCATGCCTCACCCTTGCTCTTCACGCCGCCGCGCGGGTCCTGCAGCGCCACGCCGAAGTCGTGGTAGCCGCGCATCTGGATCCCCAGCCGGTTGAAGCTCTGCTCGGCGGTCTCGATGGTCGGGGCCTCTTGGCCGTTGAGGAACGCCACCTCGATGACCGGCAGGTCCGCCGGTGAGGCGAGCATGTACCAGGCTTTGCTCGAGTGGCCCGGGTAGGCCGCGTTGCCGAGGTAGCGGCTGACCTCGACGCGGAACTTGCCCTGGTGCGGGTTGGTCACCGGGTACTTGGCGCTCGAGGTGTTGTCGCGCAGTTCCATGCTCTTGAAGAGCTGGCTGCCCAGCGCCGACAGCGCTGTGGGCACCAGCAGCACCTGCGGCATCACCCCCAGCGGCTTGCCGTCGGAGTCCACCTGGTCCATGAAGGCGACCTCGGCCTTGGTCAGCCCGTCGATCGACAGGGCGGTGTCCGCGCCGGCGAGGTAGTTCTTATTGCCCGCCGTGTAGAAGCCCGAGCTTGCCAGGAAGGTCTTCCAGAAGATGTCGTTGATCGTCTTGCCCGAGCCCGCGCCGAGCTTGCGGGGCACGCTGGTGATCGCGCCCAGATCGTCGTTGATGATGTCGGTGCGGTCGATCGAGAGCATCAGGCCGTAGGTCTCGGCCCGGTTGGTGTAGGTCTCCTCGCCCAGCGTGCCGTGCTTGATCTCGCCGCCGGGCGCGATGCGCTC